TTATCTATATCTTGTATGCCACCCTTAGTTGAGTGCCTACATATATACTTTATAGCGTTGCCTTCTGCAAAAAGCAACTTATTTGCGTTAATAAATTCTGCAGGTTGAATGGCCATATACATATAATGTGTGCCGCCTACTTGTTTAAACATTGACTCTAATTCGCTAACTTTAACCTTGTCGTTAACAACTCCTTTTTTCTTTAGTTCTTTGTATAGTTTTTTCATAATATATAAGCTCGATCAAAGTTTTTAGGATCTAGCACATGCAATTCACGCTTCGCTCTCGTCGCTCCGGTATAAAACAATCTATGTAATTCATCCGGGTCATGACTAAAAGTTTCTAGCGCTGCGCCTGTAAGATCTTGTAATAGTAAAACGTTGTCGGCTTCTCCTCCTTTTGCTGCGTGTATAGTTGACATTTTAATACGAGGATTTTTATTTATTTGCTCACCATTCGCCCTCATATTACGAATGTATGTTTCCGTCATGGGGTCTAGTCCATCGAAAGCTTCATACCAAACATTGTCTGTAAGTAAACCATGTTTTTCTTTACAATCTTTTATTAAATATTTTTGATCTGAATGTAAAGTTTTACCTTTTTGAAAACCAGGAGATACATGTGATCCTAGATATTCATAAATGTTTTTAATTTCTAAATAATTAAGTAATTCACCTTTACGCCAGTGTTCCCAATTATTAAGAGCTAATAATAATTTTAATGATACAGAATTCATTCCTTTATATTGGTAATACCATCCTTGGATTTCACATAAATCTTTTGCATCTTCTAAAAAATAATTTGCAGAAGATAACACTAGCCAGTTACCTTGACTCATATCTACTTGTGTTATATCAGAATATCTTTTTAACAATCCTATTTCTTCTCTAGGTTTATATTCTTTAGCAAATCTATTTTGTACTTTGTTAATTATCTTTTGCGATAGTTCATGTATAGGACCACCAGGTATTCTATATGATTGATCTAAAATTTTAATGTCATCAACTTCTTCTTTAAGTGCTATAAAATGATCTACGTCTGCACCAGCCCATTTAAATATAGCTTGGTCATCATCACCAGCAATATAAGTTTTCTCTGCACGACTCCATATTTTTCTAACCATATCCCATTGTAGCAAAGATAAATCTTGCGCTTCGTCAATAAACAATACTTCAAACTTATTTAAAGTTTCTTTTAATAAAAAGTCCTCTATTAAATCATTAAAATCTTTTAAACCTTTTTCTTCCTTAAATCTTTTTAGTTCTTCTGCTAATAAAAATAATGTGTTTCGTTCTATATCTAATATATTTTTTCTAGAATCATAATATTCCAATAGGTCCATACGCTTTACAGCTGCTGTGTTTATAATGGTAAGATACTCATTGTCTGAATTAAAAGTACCATCATCACTTGAAAACTTTGCAGTCTTAATAGGTATGCCACATTTCTGCCCAAATTCTTTATAGTCTTCTGTCTTCATCATTTTTTGTTTAGTCATACCTAATTGATTAAAAGCAAAAGAGTGTAAGGTTCTAAAAAATGGCAGATCATTATCTATATCTAATCCAAATTTATCTGCAGCTCTATTAGCCGCTTCTGTTGCGGCTTTTTTAGTAAACGAAAAGTACCCAATTTGTCTAGGTCTGATCCCATCCTTCAGGAATTGGTCTACTAAGTTTAACAATGTTGTCGTTTTTCCGGTTCCTGGTGGTCCTAGTATTATTGTCTTCATATTTTTTTAGCTTCCTTTCTGTTATTTCTAATTGTATTTGTGTTAATTCTAATTCTTCCTTTAGTTCTTGTATTATTAATCTAAATCTTAAATGCCAGTTTATACCTACATCTTTGTCATATTTCATAAAACCATCCATATCCAAAATGCGGTAAATACCACAAGAGAAATTAAATCCATTTTTGCTATCACTAAAAAGAATCTTGTTGATAAGGTTCTTTAGAAGTAGATGCTTCAATTTTTTTCATAGTTTTAATCTTAACAACTCTTGGCTGTTGTGATTTTATTCTTAATCTAGTTTCCTCTACAAAAATATCTTCTAATCTTTTAATTAAATTACCTGTCTTAACTTTATCCATATCCCAGTTATTTTTTTTAAGAAATGCATAAAAGTCTTCCATTCTAAAATAAGTAAATCCATCTTCTGTAAAAGGTAATTTATTAAATATATCATCAAGAGTTCTTGCTGATTGTCTATTGGTTGTCCAATCCTGCAACAAACCTATTATTTCGTTAGTAGGATTTAAAGACTCTAATGGTTCTACTGATTGTAAATTTTGCATCATTGGTTTTAAAAAATGTTGTTTCCAATCTTTAGGTTTAGGTACGGGCACAATTAAGTTAGCTTGATCTAAGCATGCTAACGCAAACAAAGGCGGACTATAAAGTTGTTCTGATTTTAATTCTATTCTAGTTTTATCTACATTTAAAAACCATTGCGGAGGTGTTGATGTATACTTTGTAAGACTTCCAAGTACAGGCATTTCTTCTTCACCAAATCCTACACCAAATCTTTTTGTTCTACATAAACCAGACTGACATACTGAATTAATAGGTGCATCTTTACATCTATACTTGTCATAACCTTTTCTATTTACTGATTTAATTAATTGCTGAACCTCATTATTGCTTAACGCAGGATCCATATATTTAGAATTAGCTTTTACTATTTCATCTTCCCATGTGTCAGGATTTGATTGTTTAAAATAAACTGCAATATTAAATAATGCATTGTTTCTGGAACCCTCACCAAAACCAGTTGATGCTAACTTGTTTAAGCAAGGGGGTCCTCCAGGAAATGCTTCTTCTATTTTTTTTTCTTCTGTTTTGATTTTTTCAACTTCTTCTTTGCTGCAACTGTAAACATCATAGAGCTTATAAAATTCCTCAAGTGTACAACCGGCGCCAGTATCGTTGATAGCATATCGTAGTCCTTTCATTTGATTGTGGTAAGGTAAGTTTAAAAAATTTCCAGTGTCACCACGTTCCACTAAAATTTCTGTTTGTTTAGGAAATATTTCAGAGCCTTCATAACCAAGTATGATAGACATTTGTTTTAATTTTGATTGCATCAATGATGCAGATATATTTTCTTTGGTAAATAAAAAAACGTGAGCGCCGCCTGATTTAGAACGGCAAACTACTAAAGGGAGTTTAAGATCCCGAATACTTTTAATGAGGCCAGTGTGATCAAGGTTATATTCGTCAATATCAATGCACCCCCACCTACAATCATTATTTTCTGTGATAGGGATAATCCCAAGGGCTGCTCCTTTTCCTTCAAGATGATTGGTCCAAAGTTCGTCGGTGACGTCTTTACGAACAATAAAGGCTTTTCCTTGTTGTTTACCATTCTCTCCTCTGTCACCGGGTTGGTATTGTCCATATGCAATTGTTAATCCGCTAAAAATTTGTTTGAATTTATCCATATATTACTTTCTTCCTTCTTTGTAAAGGGGATCTTGCGATCCCCTTAAAACTAAATCTAAAATGACGATTTAGCTTTCTCTTCCACATCTGCTTTTGTTTGCACGTTTCCTTTGGCGACGCTTGAATTAAAATCTTTAGCCGATAGGTATAAAGATTTATCTTCTTGTCCCATAATTCTGTCTTGTGTAACAGACCAACCATACCACGAACCTTTGTCGTTTTTTTGTAGTACAGATGATAGATTATACACAACTCCATGCATTGGAGGAATAGCCATGCCACCTTTTCCATCAGGTATTTGTATGGTTTTCATCATAGAATTCCATTTTTTACTGACGTTAAGCTGTGTTGATTTCATAGTAATCAACGCTGGTGTCATCCCACCTGCTTTTGTTTGAACCAGTACATAGTAAGAAGCTGTTTCTTCTAAGTAGTTACCATTTGGTAATCTAATTTTAGATCCATCTCTCTTACCTGTTTGGATAACCGGACTGTTTGGTAGATGAACAGCAACAGGAGCACCTGGGCCATCTCCTCTATCAGACCATTCTGGAAAGTCCTTTTTATAATAACAAGGAATAACCTTGATACCTTTCTTACCATCGAAACATTCGCTGGTAACAGTATTATAAATCATGCCTGGTTTAGCACCATCTATATACTTCGCATCACCATCAGTTACCTGAGGCGATAGTTGTCCTAAGATTCTGACAAACGGTAACGCCATATCTTCTTGCGTCATGTTCTCAAAACCTTTTTGCAGGTCATCGCCAAATAAGGCTACTGATCCTGTATCTTTTTTTATTACTTCATTACTCATTACACATTCTCCATTAGTTATTTCCGGCTTATTTTAGTTTTATCTTTAATCCATAGACTAAAGCTATCAGAAGGCATGTCGAGGCCGGCCTCTACACGCTCCTGATATAGAGCTGATAACGTATTCCAAGCCACATCAGATTTCTGTTGTGGTTCAAAACCATTGTCAGCTGCAAGTTGAAGCAATTGCTCCGCCTTGTTGTCTTCTCCCTTACCAAAAGAAACAGTTACATTGTTTTTAATAATGTCACCTAATCCCTGGTCACGAAGCCATTGTAGAGCAGCTTCTCTTCTTAAATCATCTTTAGGAACAGTTGCTCTGAATTCTTTACGGACAGAAACTTTAGACCCATCAGCTAATTTAATTTCTGATAAACCTTGTTCTGCTAATAGTTCTGGAATTACTCTGGAACTTATATCGTCAGCTTCTTCTTTTTTCTTTTTAAGCTGATCTTCAATTGCTGCAATCTCATCTTCTTTAGCTTTAAGCTTTACACATTCTGCAGCTATAGTTGTTATCTCTACGTTGTCTAAAAGATCTTTAGAATCATTTAGCATCATGTTTTGTACATCGTTAGTCATATTTCTTCTTTCTAGTTATAAAAGTCTAACTCTAATGGGTAATATCTATACTCTCTTTTATCCCATTTTAAAACATTAAACTTTCCGTTGGTTACATCACTTATAGCAATATTGCAAATCCCAATTATAATAGGATCTCCTATCGCTAACAAATAATCTTGTGGTCTAAAATCTTGTAAATTTTTTTTCATCTTTCTTACAAAAGGTGATGTAGAATAAATTGCTTGAGATTCTGGTCCTGTGTTTGGTAAACAAATAACAAGATAACCAAAATCAGATGCACTTAATATATTTATATTTGCCGGTGGTTGTTGTGCAACATAGACAAATTTTTCTTCAGGATTATTTTTATGAAACGTTAAAAATTCTGCTAAAGAATCTGGTTTATATAATTCAAATATTTTGTTTTTCATTCTAAATTTCTTTTTTCTTGACACAACATATAACAGTGATTATATAATTGTCAACATAGAAAGAAGAAAATAATTATGAATTATAAATTTAAAACTAAACCTTACGCACATCAATTAACTGCGTTAGAAAAATCGTGGGATAAAACCGAGTATGGTTATTTCATGGAAATGGGTACAGGTAAATCAAAAGTATTAGTTGATAATATGGCTATGCTTTACGACAAAGGTAGAATTAATGGGGCCATTATTGTAGCACCAAAAGGTGTATATAGAAACTGGTATTCGCAAGAAATTCCAAATCATTTAGCTAGTCACATACAACCTACAATGGTATTATGGACAGCTTTAACTTCAAAGACAAAGGATAAAGAGTATCAATCATTATTCAAAACTGGACATGACCTTCACATCCTCATTATGAATGTTGAAGCGTTAAGTACTAAAAAAGGATTAGAGTTTGCAACTAAATTTATGAGTTGTCATAAAACAATGATTGCAATTGATGAGTCTACTACAATCAAAAATCCAAGTGCTAAAAGAACTAAAGCTATTTTAAAATTAGGAAAAGAAGCTACGTATAGACGTATTCTTACAGGTTCACCTGTAACTAAATCACCATTAGATTTATTTACTCAATGTGGTTTTTTAAATTCATACCTATTAGGTTATGATTCTTTTTATGCATTCAGAAATAGATACGCTAACATGATAGACAGAAATTTTGGTGGTCGTAGAGTACAATTAATAGGTAGTTATAAAAGACTAGATGAACTTGCAGAAAAACTTAAAGTATTTTCTTACAGAGTACTAAAAGAAGATTGCCTAGACCTACCAGATAAAGTCTATATTAGACGTGAGGTAGATCTTACCGAAGAGCAAAGTAAAGCTTATTCTAGTATGAAATCCGCGGCCCTCGCTTCACTAAACGGTAAAATGGCTACAGCGCCTCACATTTTGACACAAATGATGCGATTGCATCAGATAACTTGTGGTCATTTAAAAAATGATGATGGCACGATAACAGAGATTAAAAACAATAGACTAAAAGAACTTGTTAATTTACTTGATGAAGTTGAAGGTAAAGTAATTATATGGGCTAACTATGTTCATGACATAGAGCATATTGTTAAAACTATTAGTGATGAATTTGGATCAGACTCTATAGTACAATATTATGGCGCAATTCCGGCAGAACAACGTCAAGAAAATATAGAGAAGTTTCAAGATCCAAAATCTAAAGCTAGATTTTTTATAGGTAATCCTCAGACTGGTGGATATGGTATTACACTTACTTGTGCTAATACAGTTGTTTATTACTCTAATGGATATGACTTAGAAAAAAGACTACAGTCAGAAGACAGAGCACACAGAATAGGTCAAACGAAGTCGGTAACATATGTAGACTTTATAGCACCAAAAACTGTAGATGAAAAGATAGTAAAAGCTTTACGATCTAAAATGAATATTGCTAATCAAATTATGGATGAGGATTGGAGAGCATGGATTTAATTATTTT